GGCTAAACCTATGCAAGAGGCTCCAGAAGTTCCAGAGATGGAAGAAGAGGAAGAGCCAGAAATGGAAGAGGAAGAGATGGAAGAAGAAGAGGAAGTGGAAGAACCTGAAGAGATTGAGATGGAAGAAGTCGAAGAGGTTCGACAGCAAACAACTCCTGTTCCCCCCGCTCAAACTGAAACCACATGACAACAGACAAAGTAAAAAGTCTGTGCGCCTCAATCGCTAATCACGACGATTGGTATGCGCTACAGACCTATCTTCTAATGAACGCACAGCCATCTAGCGGCATTGACACGCTGCGGGATGTCTTCAATAGGATCAACTTGCTCGGGGAAGACACACCTACCCAGTTCAAGAAGAGCAGGAAACAAACGCCTCAAGTTGAGGTATCAACATCAATCGACCCAGACTTACAAGAATCATGAGCGACACCAACGACACAGCCGAGATCATCAAAGACCTCAAATCTAAACCAACCATTCCAATCAAAGGAAACACGGCAGACTTCCTTGCAAAGTTCACGCAAAAGCAAACAGATGCAGGAATGCCGAGCGCGGCAAATGTTGGCGACCCGATGCTTGGGATACCAAAGATTCAAGAGGAAGATAAACAAGACGATATTATAGTTAACGATAATGTAGAGGAACCCAAGAAGGACTTGAATGTCAAGAAAGGCGGATTCGTTCAGAAACAGATCGAGGAGAATCGCCGCCTCAAAGAAGAGTTGGAGAAGTTTAAGAAGGACGAGATTCCAAAATACGAAAGCAAGATTGCCGAGTTGGAAAAGCTTGTTCAGAACAGTCAAACAACGGCAGAGGCCAATCATTACCAAGAACAGCTTAACAAAGCCAATGATGCAAAGGCAGAGCTTGAATCTACGCTGTCCAAAGAAATCCAGCAACTTCGCAGCCAGTTGGACTTCCATGATCTCACAAGCAATCCTGACTTCCAGCAACGCTTTGTAGAGCCAATCAAGAAGAGCTACAATTCTGCTAGGGAGATTATCGGTAACGATACCACTCTAGTAAACATGTTTCAGCGTGCGGTCGCTGCTAACGCATCTATCTTCAATCACACAAACGAAGAAGACAGAGCGGCGGCTATTCGCGAGCGCGATGAAGCATTTGAAGAAATCACAAATAGCCTTGGAACCTACAAGCAAGTCCGCTTCGCTGATGCGATCAAAGACTATCTGGATAGCACGATGAACCACGCGCAAGCTCTCATAAATCATCACCAGACCAAGCAAGAGATTGAGGCACAAGCCAAGCGCAAAGCACAAGAAGCCCGCACACAGTTCATCAACACATGGCGGGATAGCTACAAGCGGGCCATGGAAGAAGTAGATAACGAGATCGCAATCTCCGAAGACATCCAGTCCTACATGAAAGAGAAAGGAATCATCTACGACACCAGCCGAGATGAAGCTATCGCTCTCGCCGCCACCCAGCAGAGCAACGAAGAAGCGAGCGTTGATGAGATGAATCGCTTAATCAACCAAGGTCGCGCCTACAAAAAACTGCAAGCACAGGTTAAAGCCCTTCAGGAAATGGTGAAGGAGAAGGACTCATACATCAACAAGCTTAAAGGAGCCTCACGCGTGGATAGCACGCCAAAGGTCAGCGAATCTCAGCAACGCCGTGTCAGTATACCGGAGGGACTGCAAGCCAAACTGGCGCGATTCTCGCCACAAGGCCGAACGCTCGCTACTGCGTAAACGCCCTAGACCCGAGCAAAGCTGAAAGGGGGTGAAGAAAAAATCTTCATCCCCTTTTCATTTTTCTTGAAAAAAGTATTTGACATGTTTGTAGAGAAGATTACTTTGCGATCAAACAGGCTATCCGAAAGCGAGAGCAATTAGGGGGTGAAGACTGTCTGGCTTCTGGAGTTCTAGTTCTCTAAATAAAAACTATTCCGGACTGCGCTGAAAAGCATCGAGGGTTGAATCCGGCTCAAACGACCAAGCACTCGCTTTGGAACTTTGAGATTTCGGAGTGAGCGCACAACAAAAACCAAACTTAAACAAAACAAAATCAATCACATGTCACAGATATTCTTTAATTCCTGCGAGGAGATTGACAGCTTTTTCCGTGAGGGTCGCGAGTATTTCAACGACCTTTATGTGAAGAAACTCGTCACCAACTCGACTTACTTCACCCGCTTCGAGGAGCAAGCATGGCCCCTGAACCACACCACCGAGCAGAAAGCCTTCCGCTTTGGCCGTGGTTTCTACGATCCCTGCACCCCGTTCCAGAAGATCAACGACACCTACTGCAACACCGACTCCTGCGCGACAAACTCTGAAGTGATTCAGCGCCCCGGCACCGAGAGTTACACCTTCGAGCTTCTCCGCAAAGAGATGCACACCGAGTGGATTTGCGTTGAGAGCCTTCTCTATCGCCTCTTCCCAGCTGAAGAGATTCTTCAGTTCGAGGAGTCCAATGCCCGCATCACCAAGAATGTTCACGAAGAGTTCCTTCGCGCGAACTACATTGGTGGCGCTGGTCACAAATGGCTCGGCGTTGTTAACGATGATGGCACCTACTGTGGTCTCCTTGATGACCAGAGCTGGTTCATTCCCGAGCATGAGGGTGGCAACAACTCCGGTTACGACCTCTGCTCCGTCCGTGTCAAAGTTGCGGCGGCTGATCTTAACAAGATCGCCTACCTCTCCCTCGACATGCTCGATGACGCCCTTGTCGAACTCCAGAACGAAGACGACGCCTTCCGCCTCGACCTTACCGAAGCGACTGGAATGCCTCTTCTCGACATCGTTATCCCCGATCCTCGCGTTGGCCGTGGACTCTACTTCCAAGCCAAGCGCAACAACGGTTACTGGGATGCGAACACTGACTTCGATAGCCGCCTTACCAGCCTCAAGCTCGGTATCAACCGTATCATCGGTGACTACGCCTTCGGGTATGACATTAACTCGGTCCGCTTCAATGCCGACACCGCGTTCAATGCCACCCTTCCTCCGTTCGACGCGAACGACTCGTCCACTTGGCCCAAGCTCATCCGCGTGCCTCGCTACACGAAAGTCGTCCTTGAGAACGGTTGCTCGTATGTCCCGAACAAGGACTACCAGAACGCCGACTTCGCAATCTCGGTTGCGATGGTCAACAAGGCTATGACCAAGTGGGTTATGCCTTCCGCTACTGGCTACGGCCAAGCCCAGCAGATGACCCAGAACTACGCTGGTGATTGGGAGTGGAAGAACCCCGATTGGGAGTGCAACCGCTGGCGCAAGATGGGCTACTATCAGGCCCAGTTCCGCCTCGGTGCGCAGGTAAAAGACCCGACCTTGATCCATGTCTTCCTGCATCGCATGCCCAAAGCCCGCAACTTGTATGGCTCCTGCTGCCCGCTGAACGAGTATACTCCTTCTCCGGAACCCGCAGATTGCTACAACTGCGAAGGCGTCGGCGACATCCAAGGCGCTTAAAAAACAATTCCCTCTGCGGGGGCTGGTGTAAAAGCCAGCCCCCAACTGGGGACAAACTAGAAAAATACTATGGCCTGCTTTACTGACAAACCTTACGCGGACTGGAGCTACGAGTTCCTTGTTACAATTGGCGGCGGATCACGCTCTGGAGTTATCTCATTGGGCTGTTATGCCACGATGACCGACTCGCAGAAACGCTATCAGTTTTACAAAGCCCTGTGGGATCGCTCAAATACTGAAGATGAGCTTCTTTCCGCAAGCTGCTTTGAGGAACTGACCGAGGACAAACAATACAACCTGATCAATACTTTCCTTGATTTGGTGTTGAATCCTCCGCTTCCTCCGATTTAATTATCGTTAACGATAAAGACCTCGCGGGGTCCAATCCCCCGATAGGCAAACAGAATAAATAGTTATGCCTGACATTTCACAAGCCTGCTTCAAAGAAGCTACCGAAGACACCCAGAACTGGGAAATCCTGAACCAGATCGAAACATCCGGCGAAGCGATCATCGACGCCATCCAAGCCGCCCAAGGCTTCCAGATTCCTCCTTATGACTTCATTGATCTTGACTACTACTCTGGAACAAATAACATCCAGACTGTGGTATTCAAAGACGGCGGATCGGGAGGAACAACTGTGGGGACTCTGACATTGACCTACACACCGACCCAGCCTCCAACGGAAGATGACGCTTTGCTCGATACTGTAACCTTGTCATAAGATGCCTTACAAATTTAATCCCTTTACTGGAAAGCTGGACAACGCCCCCGGCGCACCCGTCTTCAAAGATGACAAATTCCGCGTGGTGGACGAGGGTGACTCAACCAAGCGAGTCGCGCTGGAAGTCTCTGGCGTCAGCCCCGGAGTCACGCGAGTCCTCGATGTGCAAGATGTCGATGGTCCGATTGCGGTAGGTTACGGTGCAGCCAACCAGTATATCCGAGGGGATGCCACGATTAGCAACTTCCCTGTGGCAGCAGGTGGCGGAAGCTCGGTCAGCTACTATCTGAATGGATCGGTTAGCCAAGGAACAATCTTGGGCAATCCTTACTACGAGATCAATAAAACCGCAGTAATTGGAGCAGGCACAAACTTCTCTTTGAATGCTGGAACGAATACAGCATACTTCATCACCGATCCATCCGATCCTAGCCTACTCCAAGTTCCTCAAGGCAATTTCAATTTCCAACTCTACGCCAGCACTTCAAGCGGAGCGCCGACGCTACAAGTTGAGTTGTATAAATACGATGGCGCTGCATTTACACAAATCGGTAGCACATCGAGCGCAATTCCGATTACGACGACAACCGCAGACATTTATCTGCTTACTGTCTCCGCTCCAGCAACTACTCTGTTGGTGACCGACCGTTTGGCGGTTCGCGTGATTGCTGGAAGTCTTGGCGGTAACACAATCACACTTTACACAGAAGGCGACAAGCTTGGGCAGATGATCACAACCTTCAGCACAGGAATGGCTGCGCTGAATGGATTGTCTGATCAGATTCAATTTATCTCCACATCTACAACTGGAACCGACTTCACAGTATCCAGCGCGTCAGCCACACACACCTTCAATCTTCCAGTTGCTTCCGCCACCAATACCGGAAAGCTTTCTAGCTCTGATTGGTCAACCTTTAATGCTAAAGCGCCCGGCGCACCACAGTATGTTGTGATGAGCGCAGATGCAGGTCTGCCAAACGAACGGGTTCTCACGCAGGGAACAAACATTGCGATCACAGACGGAGGAGCGAATAATCCCGTCACAGTAGCGACTGTAGCTGATCCAGTCTTTGACCTTGTTGAATTTGATTCCACATACACAAGCGGCGTCAGCCAATACCAGATGGCATGGAACGACACCGATGGAACTGTCGAGATCGGACTCAAAGGAGGAAATGTTGATCTTTCAGTCGGCCAAGAAGAGGTTGTCCTCGCAAAGAACGACGACACGATTGCGCTGAATCCCGGAACTGCAGTCTATGTCTCTGGAGCGGACGGAACGAACATCTTGGTCAAACGCGCAAAAGCTGATGCTGATGCTACTTCGGTTACCACTATCGGCCTTGTCGCTGAAACCCTAACTCACCCGAATGGTAAAGGATTCATTACAACTTTCGGTGTAATCAAAAACATCAACACTACCGGAAGTCCATACGGAGAAACATGGACTGCTGGCGATATAATTTATCTATCTCCAACAATTACTGGCGGTCTTACCAACATCAAACCATCCGCGCCGCAGCACTTGGTTCAGATCGGCTTCGTGGTCAAGACAAGCGCAGGCAATGGAGAAATCTTTGTGGAGGTTCAGAACGGTTACGAGTTGGAAGAACTCCACGATGTGCAGATTAACTCTGGAACTCTCGCCAACAACGACCTTCTTGCCTACAATCTCGCCACACAGACTTGGCAGAATAAGACTGCTGCTAGCTCTGGTCTTGTGACATCGGTTGGAGCTACTGCACCAATCACATCATCTGGAGGAGCGACTCCTACAATTTCTACAAGCATCGCTACCAACCGCGTGGTAGGCCGCAGCACCGCAGGAACCGGCGCGATGGAAGAACTCACCCCGGTCGGCATCACAGTCTCTGCCGGGAACATCACAGGTATCGGTGGCACGCTCGGAACTGTGGACAACGCAGTCCCACGCGCAGACGGCGTTGGTGGGTATACAGCACAAGGTAGCGATATTATCATTGACGATGCCACCACGACAACCCAAAACAACATTGCCATCCGCAACGACCACTCTGGCCAAACTAATAGCGCATTAGTTCTTACGCCAAAAGGCACAGGCGCGTTTATCCTCGGGCCGAAACCTGATGGCACGGCGACTGGCGGGAATGCGAGGGGAACTAATGCTGTTGATCTTCAAACTACCAGAGGAAATGCTGCCAGAGTTGCATCGGGACAATCATCCTTTACTGCTGGATTTGATAATACTGCAAGCGGAACTTACAACATAGCTCTTGGAAGACAATGTAATGCAAGCGGTTCTCAAAACGCAGCAGTATTGGGAGGAGAGGTGAATGTGGCATCTGCAAATTTTTCCACATCCGCTGGAGGTCAAAATAATACAGCAAGCGGCGTATACGCAGGAACTTTTGCTGGATTTAGAACTGTTGCAGATCGTTACTCAATGCAATCACATGCCGCTGGTCGCTTTGCAACAGACGGCGACGCCCAACGCGCCCGCTTCGTTATGCGGAACAAGACCACCACCAACGCCGCAGTCGAACTATTCCTCGACGGCTCCTCTGCTCGACTCACAATTCCTTCTGGAAAATACCTTACAGGCACAATCAATATCGCTGGAATCAAGAGCGATGGAACAGCAGCTGCAAGTTACATCCGCCAGTTCTCTATCAAAAATGTCGCAGGAACCACATCGCTTGTTGGAACTGTGAATACGATTGGAACAGATGAAGCCGCTGGAACGACAATCAGCATTACCGCTAACGACACGAACGATGCGCTCAAGGTTGAGGTAACTGGAATCACATCAGAAACATGGCGCTGGGTTGCAGCAGTCGATGTTGTGGAAGTTGCATACGGAACATAATTATGAAGACATACGGAGTTATCTACGCTGACGGACGAAAAGAACTTGTTTCAATCGTATTGGACGATGAGGGAAATCCTCGCTCGGACACGCTGGCTCCATACCCAACGCCAGAAGACTGGGTGACACCTACAATTGTTCCTTTGATTAAGATTGACAAACCAGACACGGGAGAGTGGAATCCCAAAGTAGTTTGGTTTGAGGATCGAGTAGAGCGTCAATGGGGGGCCGCATAATGACAGACAACCATCCAGCATTCACAGGACTATTCGGGAGCGCGACAGCAATAGGCGCGGTAGTTTTCAGTCTGCTGCCACAGATCGAGCAATGGCTCCGACTTGGAAGCTTGACAGTCGGTATTATTGTTGGTGTAGTATCCCTCATCAACATCATCCGAAAGTGGCACAAGTGAAACTATCGTTAACGATAATCGCGGCGGCATTCCTCACATCCTGCGTGAGCATCCCGATCCCACCTTATGGAGAACACCAAGGTAAACTAGGATCACTAAAACTTTCATTCAGCTATGTCCCCTACCAGACACAAAACGCGGAAGCGAACCCGAACATGAAGTATGCTTTGGAACACTTCAGCAAAACCATCAAAGACAAATGAAAATCGTAAACATCATTCTTGAGCGACTTAGCGAGAACAGCACATGGCGCGGGGTCATCCTTGTAGCCACAGCCCTTGGAGTCCAATTGGAACCCGAGCTTCAGAACCACATCGTCGCTGGCGGGCTTGCTCTCGTCGGTCTGATCAATGTGATCCGCAAGGGTAACAAATGACCCGCGCACAAATCGAGTCGATGCAGGCTCGGATAGGAGTCCAACCAGATGGATGGTGGGGACCGAAGAGCATAGCCGCCTGCAAGAGACATCTCCAAGCCATGATGCCACATCCTCCGGTGGCACCCAAGCCAAGCACGGCAGCCTGCACAGAATTCTTCGGAGAACCGGGTAAGGTGCCAATCGTCCGGATTAAGCCACCATACCGGATGTTCATCTACGATGGGCCAGACACGATAGACGGGATAGCCATCCACTCCAAGTGTGCAGAGAGTTTGATGAGCATCCTAGAGAGCTTGCTGGAAATTTATCCAACCGCTCAATCAAGGAGCGAGGCGGGCATAGACAAGTTCTTCGGAAGCTATGTCAATAGACCACAGCGTGGAGGAACACAGCCAAGCAAACACGCATGGGCGGCAGCAATTGATCTAGATGCAAACAGAAATGGACTTCACACCGCATGGCCAACAAAATCACGGATGCCGCTGCAAGTCATCGAGGTCTTCGCACAGCATGGCTGGATCAATCTCGGTCCGGTTATCGGACGCGATGGAATGCATTCACAATATACTCAATGGTAATATATTATGAAAAAGCCGTCAACACAAGAGCAGGCGATCAACGATGTCAGAAAGATACTCTCCGACCACTTCGACTGCGGCATAGTCATAGTGGCATGGGAAGAGCAGGGAACCACCTACCACATGGAAACCAAGTTCGGCAATGAATACGCCACACAGAATTTGGCAGACCGAGCGGCGGAATTCTTCGATGAAGAAATAGAAATCGAACTAGACGAAGACGAGGAGGAAACCACATGAAAAAATGGCAACAGATCGAACGAGACGCTACAGCCAAAGCCCACAAGGCCGAGGTGGATGATCTCAA